TTTTGACGAATACTCAAATCTAACCCATCAAAGTCTCCTTCATAAAGGATGGCATCCTCTGGATCGTCATACAAGTTAAGAGCTTTAGCCATAAAATCTGCTCCGCCGTGACTATGAGAATGTCCTACACGGATAACTCTTCCGGGGTCAATTTTTTTTACCATGGTACCTACTAGACGTTCCATAAGGGTAAATATCTGACCAGGCATCAAAAAAACACGAACTTTCGAAACCCATTTCGCATACTTCTCCGGATCATAGAGCTTAGTTTGAGAATGAAGAGTTTCTTTTTTTACTCGATGGGACCAAGTACAAAAAGGCCTTTCTCCTGAAACAACGAACTTTTTAAACATCTCCATAGTTGGTACCCAATTTTGATATTTCTTGGAATCTGGCCTTTTTTCAAAATCATAACCATCTTGTTCTATATCCAGGTGCTCACCTAAATGCTGTCCATTAGATGACCCCATATACACTCCTTCTAAGTTAGCAAAATCTATTTCTGCTTCTACACTATTTCGATAATCCATAGTGCCCATCGCATACAAGAGTCGTTGAAATGCTTCCTCATAAGTATCTGCCAATTCAGGAAAAAAGGGGTTCTCTTGGTTTACAGACATCCGTCTCACCGTATTAACTATTTTCTCTGTACTCATATGTGAGGTCGAGCACACGGACTTCTTCCTCCCTTCAAAGGTTAAAAGTGCATGGTGTGAGGGCTTAAAAATTCCGCGATTCGTCGCTGCCATGTATGCTAAAAGAGCCAACGAGGGAATTTCTCCAACATCCACATGAAAACGGATAATATTTTCTTCTATACTGTAATATTCTCTCATAAAAAAAGAATCAGAATCCACCAACACTTCTTTCACCGGAGGAAACAAGCGAGGCATCGGGTCTTCTGTAGGAATATAATTTGCGTGAGTAACCGGATATATCTTCGTCATATTTGGTGCCGATTGTACTATATCATCTACCATGGCGCTTACCAATATCTGTTGCCGTGGAACTGGTGTCGTCCCATAAAGAGAATACTTCGCAGACAGATTCTGCATAAGACGATATACCATCTCGTCATTTGACAGTCGTGTAACACCATCAAACCGTTGAACACGAGAGATAAACTCTTCCATAGGACTTTT